ATAAATGTTTGGCAGATGAAACCTTCACTTTCCAAGTCATGTAACATGCCGTCGAGTGCCAAGGAGATGAAACCAGTAACGTTTTCACCAATAACGATAAGGGGTTTGATTTCTTTAATAAGGCGAAACATTTCAGGCCAGAGATTTCTATCATCTTCTTGGCCTCTTCTTCTTCCGGCAACGGAATATGGCTGGCAGGGGAATCCTCCGCAAATAATGTCAATTGTTCCGATACCATCTTTGTCCAGTTTTTCTTTAGTTAGTTCCCTTATGTCCACATAAACAGGAACATCAGGCCAGTGCTCACCAATAACGGATCGCGGGTAATCTTCGATTTCACAAAAAGCCACAGTCATGTGTCCCGCGCGTTCAAGTCCCAAACTAAAACCACCAATACCAGAAAATAAGTCTAATACTCTCATTGGCCCCCCTTACCTCGTCAAGCTAAAAAAAATAAAAAAAGCAAAGATAAATTTTTTATATGTAACCCAAAAAATTAAGTCTCCCCTGCTCTCCATTAGCTCGATCATCTAGCATTCGGTTGTACTCGCACCGCATAAATGCATACATGTCATTTTTATCAGTCTTAGTTAACTTAACAATAACTCTGTGTTTTTTTTCAAGCATTTCAATAACTTCATCCCCTAGATAATCTCTTGCCCAGTTGTAAAAGATTATTGGATTCCCACCTAGGTACTGATGACACGAAAAACAATGAGCGACCGCATTGAGCGGGTCCCATCGAGTGGACCGGTGTCGGCGCGAGAATATATGGGAACAATGAATTCCCTGCCTGCTTCCTTCAGGGTAATGTGTCCCGCACCGCTGACAGGTCCAGTTATCACGTTCTCGGACCATCAACGAAAAAAGTTTATCAATCTTATCTCGCTTCAATCGCACGAACCGATTAATTTGTACTCTGCGTACCTTTTCCCTTTTTCACTCTTAATCTCACTAACAATTTCATAGCCTGAGTGCTTTAAGTCATCAACACGGGCAGCAAGGCGAAAACAACCAAACATGGCCAAAGCCTGGATAGGATTGATGGAATTATTTTTCTTTAAATAATTAATTATCAGTACGTTCTGACTTTTCATTTTTCTTACCTAAAATGTTCACTAATGCCATTCGACCTACACTCTTATTTTTACTGGTAATCTCTTGAGGTTTATAGTCACGGAACGACTGACTACCTCGCTTAATGGTATCTTCAGTTTTTTTATTAAAAGTAAGCGATTTCTTCAACCAGTTCTTAAAGGCGAGATTAAAATTCGATCTTCTTTTTTTTTTCCTTATTCCAGAATATAAAATCAATCTTCTCACGCTCCATTGTGTGAGATGTAATCCCCATCTGTTTGCACCAATCAATCAGATCATCTGAAGGCGTGTAGTTGTCAGTAATTGTTGTTGGTTTCTTTTTCACTAACCCTCTCAAAAACACCTGTAGTTATTATGCAAAACTCATATCCAGAGACAGTACTAATCCCAAAGACGCATCACACTCGCTGATGCGCTCTGAACTATGCAAAAACCCAATAGAGCCGTCGAATGCACATTCACTAGCTCAGGCTACCCTCGCCTCTTATCTCTTTTAACAGCAGGACGTCTAGTGATTAATCCCTATCCTGATGCTTGTTTTATGCTGGCCAAACGGAGAACACCTTGTCAGACCGATAATCCAGCAACCACCTATAGTGGGTAAAAATGATCCCTTATATCTTTATACGAACAGGCTCCACCAGTTGCCTCAGTCAACATAATCATCGTTTTAGAGCTTGGCTGACATCTGCATGGTTTTTTATGTTTGTAATTTGAGTCAAGGGGTTTAGCTAAGGGGCGAATATAATTCACTTTTACTGATTCAATTGACGTGCCAGCCCTACGTGCAAATTCATTACGCTCATCGGCGCTCAACAGCGAATACCATAACTGGAATCTTGACTGAGCATGAAAAGGCAAGTCACTCACAATAAAACCAAAAAATTAATAACATATAACGATTTATAACGCCGCCGTCTATAAATGTCAATATGTTTAACAATCGTTATGCCCACTGTTATTTATTTTTTTTTGAACTATAATGCGACTTAATCAGACAAAAAGACAAAGAGGTGGTAGATATGGAAGATGTTGACGTTATTCGCAGGAACAATTTGCAACTACTAATGGACCTTGGATCGGGAACGATAACGTACCTTGCCAATGAGTCAGGAATAAATAGATCAACACTTTCCTCAGTAATGAATGGAAGTAAAATGCTAGAAAAACACGCAAGACTAATCGAGCGTGTTTTTGATAAACCGTTTAGCTGGCTAGACATACCTCACCATACTAAAGGGATAGTGGAATATGATAGAACTGTTCTAAGTGCTGCGTTAAAGTGCCTTTATGGCACAAATGAAGTGAATAACCTTTACGATGGTCTAAGCGTCAGAGGAAAGACTAAGCTATTGGACAAGCTTTATCTTATATTCACTGATCCAGCAGCAAGAGAACTACAACCAAGAACAATTAAGGTTATGCTGGGGATAATTGATGACAAGAAAGAAAAGCGACCGACAGAGTCAAAACAGGCTTCGCCTCGAAACGATAGCAAGAATAAATGAGCTAGCTCTCATTCTTGACAACGCAGAGGAATATAAGAAAAAATACGAGCGGCGCCCAGTGACGATTAAAGGTAATGTCATAAAGGTAAAGTTCAGCGACTAAAACAACACCTACGGAGTTACCCGTGGGTTTTTTTAGCTCAGGAATATAACGAATAATCACGCTTCTGTTGTATTATGTTATCTATGATGTAATATAGCTCGATGTCAAAAGTAAAAGAATATCTTTGGCTCGAAACTGATAACGACATTGAACTCTACTATCCACCGGAGGCAACCATGCACATTTCAAAAATGATTCCATCAAAATTTATAAAAGGCGAAGATGTTGATCCACCAATACTTGTGACGATACGGGATGTAAGAGAGAAGAACGTTGCAAAGGATGGAGAGCCAGCAGAAAACAAATGGTCCCTCTCCTTTTCCGACTATGAAAAACCACTCGTTTTAAACGTAACCAACATCCAGTTATGTGTAATTGCTTGCGGATCTGAAAATACAGAGGACTGGATTGGTCGCCAGATAGTTCTATATTACGATCCGACCATCACTTTTGCCGGAAAAATAACAGGTGGAGTAAGGATTAGACCGTCGAAGCTCCAGAGCAATAACCCGCATCAGGCACATCCCACTCCAAATGCCGGTAGTGAGTTTAATGATGATATAGGATTTTAAGCATGAAGTACGCGTCAGAATCAGGCCATTGGTACAACAGGGATGGATCGACTTGTTACACATTAATAGGTAAAAATGGAAAAACGAGAAACACGACACTAAGAGATGCAAGAAAACTAAAACTGGTCCCATCCGTAACAGAAATAATGAAAGTAATGGCGAAACCAGGATTAGAGCGATGGAAGCAAGAACAAGTAAAGTTATCCGCACTAACGCTACCTCAAGTAAAAGGAGAAACACTGGATGAGTTTTCTCGTCGAATTGATAGTGACGCGTCAAAACAAGCTCTGGACGCGCAGAAGCTGGGGACCAGCATACATGGCGCAATAGAAAGGCATTTCCAAGGCAAGGAAGTAACAGAGCATAAAGAAATAGTGAGACGACTAATAATGGTATTGCAGGATGAGTTCGGCGATCAGGATTGGTCGTCAGAAAAATCATTCTCACACCATTTTGGTTTCGGCGGAAAAGTAGATATACACTCTAACGAATGGGTCATAGATTTCAAAACAAAAGACTTCACGCAAGAGGATATGAAAAAGAAATTCTCTATCACCGACAATTTAATTCAGCTATCCGCCTATAAGCTAGGTCTGGGCGTCGATGAGGCGAATATTGCAAACATCTTTATATCCAGAACAGAATCAGGACTCATAAAAGTAGAAAAACACGAAAAAGAATTGAACTTTTTATTCGTCACGCTACTGAACTTCTGGAAAAAACTAAAAGAGTATGATTCTGGTTATACTCAAGATAACATGAAGCCTCAACAAGAGGTAAACCTAAATGATTGCAGAAAAAAGAGAGAACAAATTAAATAAAAAATCAGAATGGCAAAAAGTATTAACTGGCCACCAAAGAAGAAAAGAAAAAGAACCTACGTTCCTGACAACTCAAATGCTTCCAGAGGACGCAGAGTACCTACTGGAAGAGAACGACCATAACCGTCACATGCAAACAAGAGTGGTTGATCGTTACAAGCGATTCATGAAAGCAGGTAAGTGGCGATTAAACGGCGAGTGCATAAAAATAAGCACAGATGGAATACTGCTTGATGGGCAACACAGGCTCGAAGCGTTAAGGCAACTAGGAAAACCAGTAAGAATGTCTTTAGCGATAGGCGTTGCCCCTGACACTTTTGCCATCAACGACACAGGCAAGCCCCGATCATCTGGAGATATTCTTTCTATCGCTGGATACAAAAACGTAAATGCAAACGCTGCCGCGCTCAGATTTTTATTATGGTATAGGGATTCTGAAGTTTTCTCTTCACGAATAGATATATGTCCAGACGACATACTAACCGCGATAAAAAGATGGCCGCACATCACATACTTTGTCTATCCGTCTATAGAATTCAAAACATTAATGCCTAGCAGTATTGTTCAGTTTTTCATGTACATAACCCAAACCATAGATTCAGAAAAGTCTTATCTCTTTTTCCAGAAATTATTAACTGGAGAAGGACTAAAGAAAAAATCAGGTATATTGCAACTCAGAAACATGTTGTTGAAATACAAGATATCAAATCTATCAATGGATAAAAGACATCATGTTGCTTGTCTAGTTTTGGCATGGAATGCCTTTATAGAAGATAGGCCAGCAAAAACAATAAAATGGAACGGTAAAAGCTTTCCAGCAATAACTGGAATTGATAGAGATTTACTGTTCAAAAAGAACTCAGGCTTCAGTGCAAATCATTTCGACGAAAGCTAACAAGTAACGAAATACCACGTCAGCGTTGCAAAACGTTATATCTTCATATACCCTGTAGTTATCTATTGAATAACTACGGGGTTTTCTATGTTACTCACCTTAAAAGATGTCGCAAAAGAGCTTCAATGCAACTATCAGACAGTCAGAAAAATGGTTGCTGATGGAGTCATTGCTGGAATGTACATCAATGAGCGCTGCATACGGATTCACCCTGATAGTTTAGATAGCTACATCGAAAATAAACTCAAAGAGGCTACGTTATGCAAGCAACAAAGAACAAAACAACAGGAAGGTATCAACTCAGGTTTTATGACACACAAGGAGAGAGACAGCACTTCTCGTCGTCAACGGATTTCCCAAAGGGCATTACTAAACGAGAGGCGGACAAAATAGCGACAGAGATATATGAGATACATGAGCAAACAATAGCAATATCAAAACTTCCATCATTAGCTGATTGCGTAGAACGAATGCTAGTGCATCTTGAGAACACAGGAGTGAAGGGAATAAAGGTATACAGGAGCCATGCCAAAAAAGCACTCGAACACAATAATAACAATTCGATTAATGACATTGTAAAGGTCTGCGTGAAAATGAGAGACGATATGCTTTCCGCAAAAAACCCTAACGGATCACCAAGGTATTCAGGGAACACTATAGGCAAACGAATGTATATATATAAGCGCACGGCTAACCTAGCATATCAAGAATGGGATTTGCTTGATGCCCCCGTCTCTGAAAAAATGAAAGCACCAAAAAAACCTAGAGCAAGAGTTAGGTTTTTAACAAAAAAAGAATGTAAGGACCTGGTCGATAACTGCGAGGATCAACAAACCGGTTATATCATTGCTTTCAAAGCATTAACAGGGATTCGCCATGCTGAACTAGAAAGAATGACTGAAGAGGATCTTGTTGACAATCGAATAGTAATAGACGGAAAAAACGGAACTGTTCGCTCATTCGCCATATCCGATGAAGCGATGGCCATTGCAAAAAAGATCGACTTTCCAGTAACCCTAACCTACGACCACATATATAAACATTTCTGTGATGCAAAAGATCTATCGGGGATTGAAGACTTCGGAATGCATGATCTACGCCATACTTTCGCTTCTTGGCTCGCTCAATCAGGGACTGTGTCACTGCACCATCTACAACAGGTTATGGGGCATTCACAGATAAACCAGACACTAAAGTACGCTCACTTAATGCCTAAAGATCTAGATAAAGTAGCCTCCGGTTTATCAATAGAAAAAAAAGAATAAAAAGAAATAAAAAGAAATAAAAAAAACCTCCGTTCTGGGGGTTTTTTTTGCAAAAAAAAGGAGCAAATAAACCAAACAATTATCTCTATTTTTACCCCATAATTAAATTACCCATTCTTTACCCTTTTAGGTAATATAAGATAACAATTGGCACTACCAGCACACCATATATAGTAGAGTCGATACTATACAAGACTATATGCTGTATACATTAAAGAACTTTTGCGCTGTTAATCCGTTTGTCGCTGGTTCGAGTCCAGCTCGGGGAGCCACATTCTAAAAGCCTCTTAGCGATAAGAGGCTTTTTTTTTGAGCGTAAATTTACCCAAAATTTACCCATAAGGCGCAAAAAAGCGCACAAACAAGTCACTTTTTTGAGATTTAAACCGTAAAAACAATCACTTAAAAATGCCAGTGTAGCGATCATTCTTCTGCTGCCACCGAAGGGAAAACTTCGTATCCCGAACAACAAAAAGACAACTACTTTTTTGGCATCTAAATGATCGTCCCCGATCTGTATTGATTATTCTCATTGCTGCTCGCTTCCAGAATAGGCTTAATCTTAAGCCCAGTAAGCTAATTCAATAAAGAGTCAAAAAAAATGAAAAAAACAACAAAAGCCGTTATCTTGCTTTCTTTTCTACTAACTACAACATCTTGCTCAACTGACGTTGAATCAGCTGGTATTTGCAGAAGAGTTCATGGCTGCACAGAGCAGGAAAGGGAAAAGCATTGCCAAAAAGTAAAGCAGCAGGAATATATTTTATGTGAAGAAGGCGTAGATATTGAAATGGAGTCAATGCCAGACTTTGATTTCGGTCCAGGATACAGAAAAAAGAGATATAATGGCTGTAGAACCAAGGCAAAAAGAGCCTACACCAAGTGTAAGCGTTAATAAAAAAGATAACAGTGAGAAGGAGCTGGTAAGTAATCAGTAATAACTACCTACCAATTAGCACCGAATTGGTAGGTAGTTGGTAGTAACAGCATAAGAACCGAGCACCAATCTAATCAATAAATTAGATACAGGCTTCTTGAAGCAGAGCATGCACATCGTCTTGCTCATGAGCGACAAGCTCTTTACCTACCCAACCAGCAACTACTTTTAATGAAGGCTCGCCTAGATGATTCGGCGAGCCTTCATCCGAAAGAGCTGTTCACCCCGATGTGTGTTCAGGTAGCAACTCAAAGGCGATAACCAATGCCTACCCCGACGCGCTGCTCATTTCGACTATACCCCACAGTGACTTTATAGACTAAATCGTCGTCAACATAATGGACCCCGATAGCACCGGCATTTACACCACCTAACCCGCTTGCGCCAGCACCAATAAAAAGACCATCAGAGGTGGGAGACGGAACGTTCGATATTGCTCCTCCGACAGCTATTACAGCAATCATATCTAGGTCATTGTAATGGCCAGCGTAAAACGACTCGCCGTTCGAACCCATCATACCTTCTGGCCCCTTAACTCCTCTATCACCCTTATCTCCTTTGTCTCCCTTGTTATTTTTCCCACTCATTATCTTTAATCGACGATTTATGTCTTTTATCGAATTGGTGTTAGTTTCTATACGGCGAGCGCCCTCTTCAGCCTTTAGGTATTTACCACCAATACCACTACCTATTAAACTTGACGCAAATACAGGTGTGGACGATAGCGAGAAGGCTAACGTAACCAAGACTATATTTATTAAACTATTTTTTTTCATGTGACTCTCCAGTTATTTTATTTAACGCGAGGCAAACGATGCTAGCCTATCTGTTGCTCGCAGCTTTATTAAAGAACATTAATTTTGCTCAGAAGTTAAAGGGGTTATGGTTTTTTTCCTCTTTTTTTCTGAGAGATAGCAATAGCCTGCCCCTGCTTTACTGCATCTTTTTTGTTTCGGTAAACCTTTCCTTTTGTTCCATACTGATAACCCCCTTTTACTTTTCGTACCGGCATAATCTTCTCGCTCTGGTTACTGTAATTGTTGTCTTTATAGCTTCCCCGATCGCTCTTGCAATATCAGTTGCACAAAAGATATTCATCGCAATCACTGTTGATGATCACGCATCACCTGGCGCATCCGTTATCAATCCAAAACTGATCACGGCCATCTGGGTAGGAATTTGGATAACCTAGACTGTCAAACACGTCTAGCCACATATCCTGATTCGCGCCGATAGTAGTAGCAACATGCGCTAATAAGAATTCATGTTCAGCATCCTGAATCCCATTAGATGTCGCGCCGTTCGCTTTGTAATACGCCAATTTGCAATCGTTATACGCCATCGCGGCCCCCTATAGTTCTGCATCTACTTTTAAAAGCGATATGGTAAATCTCCGTGATGGCGCTGCCCCGTCAACAGTACCAAATATTGTAATTCCTGATTCATCAATCACCTGTCCTCCAACATCAGTCCCAGTATTAACTGTGTAACTCAATGTCGGGGCAGCTCTCATTATGGTTGGTAGGTCGATACCTAAAGCTGTGTTACCAGTCCCGTCACCAAGATAACTTGTGAACTGCTTATTAGATTGATAGTAGTACCTTAAGCATTTTTGAAACTCACTAGCTTGGTCCGGATACTCAAATAGTGTGACTGTTCCGCCTACTTCCAGTTTTACTTTTGAACAAGTGCCGACGCTATTAACCGCAAAATACCAATCATCGGTGCTTGTGATATTGAAGGGGTAAGGCGACGTAACATTATTGAACTTATCTCCACTTCCTAAAATACCAATTGTTAGACTTGCTGTTCCTTCCCACGAAAGAACAACTCCCCCCGAATAATTAAACCGTTCTACGACTTGTAATAGACGTCCACTATTAACAGTCATAACACCATCAACAAAGTCAGCGTTAGACGCGCCTGAAGCATCCCTCCATCTATCTACTGAAAATGCACCCGATCCAATTGCACCACCTGCAAAACCACGCTGATTAATGTTAAAGCTGGGATTAATAATATAATTCTTACCTATGACATCATCAGAATGACTGTGACACTGAAAGTCATTAAATAACTGACGTAAATTTATTTCTGCCTGCCTAAAAAACGCACTCATAATCCTGTCAACTCCAAATTGCAAACGGTACTAACTGAGTCAATCACCTCAGCTCTGTCTTCCGTCACAATTAAATTATTAAACTTCGTAATGTGATTTGCACTGCACACGGTTAAGATATTATTTGATGGATCAAAATCCATCGCTCTTATATCTGAGCTTGTCCCTTGTAAAAGGCATTTAGCGTTTTGGTTAAAGAGCGGTTTTTCTGCTTCGTATATGGCCTTAATTTGATCTGTTGTTAGAGCACCTGCACCGATCCTTATTAATGCCTCCCTGTGAGTATTCCCGACAGATCCATCCCATGCAGCACCAATAATCAATGGAGCCGTGTTAGAAAGACTGCCTGAGTCTGCTGCTAGAATCTCCTCATTCCCATTCACCACTAAAACAATTATTCCGTCACGTCTTATTACAGAAACAAACGCCCAAACATCATCGGGTATCTTAGTAGTTGAAACATAAAATGTTCCCCCAATCCTAAATCTCAACAGAGCCGTAGAACTCTGCTTAGTGGCATAAAAACCATTAACACCCGTAAACTTAGAAAGCCAGTAAGTCGTGTTGGACGAATTCGCGTCTATCCAACCCATCATATAAAAATCACCAGACCCAAAATCCAAACCTGTATTTCCAGTCTGACTTAGATAACTACCCAACACATTAAACCCCGAATACGCCATTAGTTCTGCATTAAAAGCCACTGGTGATTTTGTGATTGTGCCGTGTACTGCTAAATGAACGGCCACATCATTTATATGAGATGAACGAGTCGGGTCTTGAGCGCTAACCGTAATGTTGTCATAATTCATTACTGCGCCAGCATCACCAAAGCAAACAAGCTTAATAACACTTACTGTTGAGGTCGCATCAAGAGCAAGAAATGTGTCGTCGTTCGCTGAACTAGAACCTAAGCTAGAGCCGGTAGGCGAATTCTCATTAAGTTCAACGCTGACGCTTCCAGTGATGTTTGTATTATTGTAGTGAACTAAGTACCTTAATCCAATTACCGTGGTGAGGCTCTGATAAGCATAACCATTGCTTGCCGTGTTGGTTATTTCTAACTCGTTTGCGACAACCGCTAACGTACAATCAACAGCCGTCCAGTCACTCGTGCCCACATCAAACGTGCCATTTACTACTAGCTCACCACCAACTAAATCTGTATCATCACCAGACGCCAACCACGCACCTTTTATGTCGCCTTGCATAAAACCAGAGACATAATCTGTTGTGGTATAGAAGACCATACCCGTGCTCTGTGAAGAAGATATAACCTCCCCCGCAACATGAGACGTCAATCCATCCTCTGAACCGATGAACTCTGTACACCCTTGCGCGACTGGGGTCAGGTTTTTCACTGATAAAGGTGAAGGAATCGTCGGGGAATCAACCCTTTGAAAGTAAAATGTACGCCATGATGTTCTTGCGAAGTCTGCGAATATAGGAAAAGGACCGTAAGACCTTACATTAAAATTAGTGCCATGAGAAAAACCCAAAACATCATCATGAATAGCTATACTATCTGCTCCGGTAGCCTCGACTATGTCAAATACTCTGAAGTCCGGATGGATAACCGATACTCCATTGTCAGTTGCAACCGCTACAGTGTTTTTCATGCTCGAACTGATAACTGCAATATCGTTACATACATTATTAATTATGTTGCCATCACCACTACCTTTATAACTCAACGCATCATTGCGCTGACTGACATTCCCCAAATAACCATTGTATAAATTATCAACTCCAATCACTGTGCCACTATCATCTGTCATGTTTAATATAGAAAGCCTGGAGTTAATTGAGGCCACGTATATAATTCCGTTTTTGGCGACTACGCTTGGCTTACCAGTGAATATACGAAGCATATTTGATGAACCACCGTTAAACACCATCCACATAGGGAGGGCTGGATCATCGCCATCATAAACAGTAACGGTGGCCCCTTCAGCAACAATTAATGCAAGCTTTGGAAAGGCTCTGGTTGCACCACGATCAATCGTATTTAATTCCTCATGATACCAACTTTGCGTCGTTGCTTTGTCCACCCATGCGCCGTGATCATCATCATGCACTGTGTTGTAGATAAAAACGCCAAGAACACTATTATTGTTTATTGTTAGATCCAACGCTGGAAGCACTTCAACTGATGGCGGAATGGCAAAAGGAATCCATGATCGAGCACCTGCTGAAGTACTGGATAAAACATAGCCATCTGTTGTTGGATCACCTAGTGTTGGCTCTTTTGTTGTATTTAAAATAAACCCCTGATTCGCACTCAACGCGCTAGTGATATCACCTACACCTGCCAGATCATCACGAATAACTGTACTGCCACCAGTGACGCTAGCTAATAGAATATTGCCATTGCTGTCAAAGGTAAGAATTTTATCTGCACGATCAGTCTTTTTCGGTAAAACAGGATAAGCACTATCACCAAGTGGAAACTGGAGCGCGCGAGTTAACCCTTGCGTATTTTGTTGAACCAACATAGTTAATTTATCTAACGCACCTTCGTGTGTTTCTGCTGGAAAAGCGTCAAAGGGTTGATAGTCAACTTCCTGAGTAGCGGTAACCTGTCGCAATAATATAACGGTAGCCGCTAAGGAAAGTGGCACATTTAAAATAACCAATCCGCCACCGGAATCACCCAGCCCCGTCATGGTAAATGCACCCTGCCCAATATCTACACCATCAAGCGATACAAACATATCGGTTTTCTTATCAACTCTAAAATTGTAAGCAAATGTATCTTGAGGAGGGACGCCTGCATAAGAGATGTTTGTATCTGTCGTGAGTACCGTCATTAAATTTGACCTCGATTACCCATCCAAATAAACGCAAAAGCACTATCAACTAACGCGCCGCCACCATCGTTTCTCATCTCAATAATGAATGCATCAACAGTAAAGCCACCAAAAGGGATATAACATATAGCGGTTCTAAAAATAATGGAATAAATCGCTGCACTCGTTACGACCTGGTCTAGCGCGTTACCTAAATTTAAATTGTGCGTGATCTCATATCGACCCGTACTTAACTTCTGTGATGTCCAACCAGAAGGCAGCGTAATCTCATCACCGAAAATATCCACCTGTCCATACTGGATCTGCTGTAGTTGTGCGTCTGTGTATTGGTTTGCAGTAGCTAGTGTTGCGGCATCTCTGATATCCGCATAAGACTTTGCATCAGCCAACACTGCTGTATCCTGAGTATCTGTATAGGTGCGATTAACAACATCAACACTGTCAGTGTAATCGTCTGCATCATTCAAAATACTGAGTGGAGTTTCACCTGTGTCAATTGCATTCTTAAATGCATCGAATGCCATCAGGTGACCATCCGTTACACTGCCTAGTGGTTTTTGTACTGCATTGGGATCACCTCCACCTGTGCCGGCAACCAGCGCGATATCGCCAATCGCATCAAACGATAAAAACAGTAATGACCTCGCTGTCGCCTCGGGCAAAACAGGATCAGACTCATCGCCAATAGGAAATCGAAAACTACGACGCTCTGCATCTTCATTTTGCTGCGATAACATGGTTAGTTTGTCTAACGCTCCCTCATGTGTCTCTGCGGGAAAAGCATCAAAAGGCTGGTAGTCCACTTCTTGCGTAGCAGGAACCAATCGCGCCAACACCACAACAGCTTCGACGACTAATGGTGTGTTCAGCGTGACAATGCCACCATTAGGTTCACCTAAGTTTGTTATAGTAAAATCACCCTGATCCACCAGCGCCCCATCAAGCAAAACATTCATGTCAGTCTTCTGATCGACACGAAAATTATAGACGAATGTATCTTGACCTATTAACCCGTCATATTGGATGGTTGATGCTGTCGTAAGTAATGTCATTGCTGGCCTATAATTTAATGGGTTGAAAGAGGTAGCCCCGACCCTCGTCTTGCTTCAGTCTTGCTTCGCGTTTATGTAATTTATTTATATATTCTGGATCAGCTAATTGGCTCACTGTTTGAGCTACATAATGATCAAAAACTAACTTTGAATACCATAACTGTGTTGGTAGGTTATTTTTTACTTCCTGAGTTAACGTCACACCAAAACTACGCGCCACTTCTTCAAACGCTTTTGGATCTTGTTCTATTGCAGCGACAAACGCTTTTTGCGAATGTGATATAAGTAACTTACCGATAAGTGTTTCCGCTGTTGCCATTGTTGGTCCCATCAAGGTAGTCGTTAATGAGCTACCATACCGGCTTTGATCTTTAAATATGAAGTCTGCGAATATACCCAGTCCACCACCTTGTGCCGCCGCTGCCAACCATGACTCACCGCGCTCCAAATCCATTGGCTCTTTACCCGCGATCAGCTGTTTAATCTGTGCGGCAATCATTCCCGTAATCGTCAGTGTCACAAACGTTCCAGCCAAATACGCTGCTCCCCGTGCCCGACCAAATTGTTTTGAAAATTCGATTTGATACAACAGAATTGAAATACCAAACGACTTAAACTGAGCTGCTGATCGAGCGACTTCACCCCAAACCGTTCCCGCTTCTGTCCCTTGTCTCATGATTGCTCTGACTTCTACATCAGGTGCAGGTATTGCGCGATAAGCCAAAACATCCATCATGTTGCCCACTTTCATTTGCACATCCATTGGTAACTCACGCATATCCAAAAAGCGCGCCCCTTTTATTGTGTGTTTTTTCGACTGAGTCATCACCCGCCAGTCGGCTTCATTTATGCCTGACTCCTGAAGCATTCTCAAGTTGCCGGCATCCAGATCCTTCCATGCAGTCTTTTCGATATTGGCTAAATGTCCTAATGACGATAACTGGATTGATGAGCGTCCAGCTTCTGTCATTTTATTCAAGCCACTTAAGCGAATAAAACGATCCGGTATTGTGGCAAATTTTCCCCAAGCCGAATTAGCTTCAACCTCACCATAACGCGCAAGGCCACTTGCTATATCTATGACATGATCTGCGTTTACACCGCTCTGTAATAAAAACTGTCTTTCAACTGCGCCTCGACCTGCGAGCGACTTAATAAAGTGCATCGCATTTTTAAATACAGGCAGGCCATTTATTCTTGCTGCTATCGCCATTGTGCCTTGATCACTGATTGCAGAAACTGACGCGCTACCTAATTTAAAAACATTTACGCCGCGCACCTGCTCAAAGAATTGCTGTAACTTGTTGTTCACACCGGCTAACTCTCCGGTTAACTCCTTCATTGTGTTATCTGCACGAACAATTAATCGCTGATCAGCTCCTGCCAGTACGGACGCTTTCGCTCGAACATAATTGTAACCAGCTCCAGGGTTTGGTCCGAACTGTTTTATCATTGCCGTCTCTTGCGCTAACCCCTTTATGTGAGTAATCATGGCAGAATAAATATTATCTTCACCGAACTTACTCTGATAATTCAGATAGGCCTCGCTGCTTTTAAATCGAAGAAAACGCTGGCGGTTAGTGACACCTCTGGCTACACGAATATCTTTATATTGAGCTGCTTCCCAATCTGTTTTTGATGCGCCATTGGTAACAATACTGTCGTACATTGACTGAAGCGCAGGACGCAGCTCCTCTTTGTTTGAAAAAGACAAACCAGTGTTGCGATTAATCATATTCTTTAGATCCAGAACATTGTCTGCCAACAAACCATCAACCCATTCCTGCTGTGAGACTCTTCTGATTTTTAATCCGTTATGACTTTGCGGTAAATGCCATTGACTGTCCTTGCGAATATCGCCACCTAATTTATTGTGCATCACCCTTAAATTCTCATTCGCATCAATAAAAGATTTAGCGAATGCCTTCGCTTCAGCATCGCCGGATGCTTCACCGAATATTTCTTTTACAATGTTACTCCTGAGTGTGTCATCTACCTGCCATCCGTTAGCTGTCTTCGGCATAAGCCTCTCCATCATGTCTGACATTTCTGCAAACGCAAAACGAGAATATTGATCAGCCATTAGATCAATTGACTTAACGCCAGACTTACCCGTTTTATCAAAAGCCAATAGTGACAGTAGTCCATTACTTGCACCCTCTGGATGCGAAGTGACTGTGTTCATCGCGCTATCAATCGTTAGCATCTGTATTTTTGCGCGACGGGTTTTTTCTCTCAGTAGTTTTTGAGCCTTTGTCATTGACTCAATAAATTGCGGCTCACTTAGTGGTCGATCACCGACCATGTTATTGATTTCGTTTTCAGTGAAACCATTTTTTATCATGCAATCTTTCAGGCTCATGCTTTTATTCCTAAAAGACAAATATCCAAATTACGTGCCCGATTATCCATTTCTTCAATTTGCTTAATTGCATTCATTCCTTTCTCTCTGGGTGTTAGATCAATATCCTCACCAAACATACCGGCCTGCGGATCAATGTCATCCAGATCAAGCATTTCAATATCATTCATGTACTGGCTATCCAGCATGCGCGATTCAAAATCCGACTCCAACTGAGCATCATCAATAACATAATCTAAGTCCTCCTCTTGCCTCGCAATAGGAACGCCCTCACTAATACGCTTTTCTGTTGCGTCCATTCTTTCAAAATGATCTCTTGCTGATATATTATCCGTTACACTTTCAAGCTCGTACTCCGTCTGTTTTAAAAACGCCTCACCTTCTGGATCTTCGGACACCTCGTTTGCGGCCTTCCTCACCTGCTTCAAGATATTGGCCACTTCTCGTACACCGATCTGATTACCTGCGCGAACAAGCTCCTGTTCCATGAGTGAGCCTAATTGCTCCCCCCTAAAACCTTTTTTTGTTCTTATGCCTGTCGCCATGCCTGTTGCTACGCCTGACAGCAAACCAACCGAGGCTATATTAAATAAGGCGTCACCCCACGTCATATCCACGCCAATGTCTTCATGCCAATTAAAAACAATGGGCTGAATGGCTGTCTCGGTTGCCATATTAGCGGCAGCACTAATGCCAGCGACTCTGGATGCTCGCCCAAGACGGGTTGTTGCCTGTGATAACTGATAGGCCGCACGACCGATAAAATAACCCTCCAAAGGGATAGCGGCTATGGCTGCTGGCTCTAACGCATAACCCGTCAACGCTCCTGCAAACTCACCAACTCCACCCATAAAAGTTTGTCTTCCAGTAATGCTTTGCGCATACTCTTTTCGCTGCTTAAGCGCCTCACGCATTTCGCTGTCAATCGTTTTATTATTCTTAATTTCAGTGCCATACTTTCTATTTGTATAATCAGCAAGGGAGCTATAATCAGGCAACATCATTCCACGGTTGTCAGGCTTAACGAAGGCAATCCACTCTTGATCTGTTATCTTTCCTTCTTCACGCAAATCACGAAGTTTTTGATCACGATCACTATAGGACCAACCGCCAGTATCCCGAACAATCCACTCCGATACAGACAGGGCTTCGTCTATAGTCTGACCAACGCCTACAGTGAGATTCTGGCCGTAACCAGTAGATAGTTGTGGCATAGGAGTGAGATTGTTTCTTACATTCTCCTCAAACTGACGCTGCTCGGTTTCATAGCTCATTGCTTAAACTCATGCCAGCTCATAGCTCTCTTTTTAGGTGCATTGCGATTGTAAGGAAGTCTAAAAGGGATTGATTTACCAACCTGCGGAGTAGCCGTCATTAGATAATTCCCATCGGCATCCTGAATTAGATACTCACCGCGAGTTAATGAAGGGTGTAACGTGAATTCACCATCACGGATCGCTTGAAGAACAAACTTTGCATCCCTACCGGCAGCCCCACCCAAGTCATCAATGTACTCGTAACTTAGATCATCCAACCAGGACTCAAAACCGTCGGCATCCAGTTCATTGTTCGGCAGTAAAAATTTCCTACCATCATAATCAACGATATTTCCTACCACTATTTCTATTGCATCCTGCAAATCATCTGGGTCAGTAGCGCCGGCATTAAATGCCCCTTCATCATTAGCAATCTTCGCATAATAATCCTTTACTGCTTCGCGATATTGTTGAAGTTCTGTATTTAATTTAAAGACACCAGCAAGCTCAACATTAATCAAAGCATCTGTATTCTTTGGAATTAAATCTAATCTTTTATCACTCCGCAATTTCTTACCTTCCGATATAGCTTTAATAACTCCTTCTTCACCGCGCTCAATAATATCGGCATAGACATTAAGGTTTCCTGCATTTTTTTTATCAATCTGAGTAAAGAGCGCATCACGATCTGCCTTTTCTGGTATGTCATTAATGACCCTTTTGATAAAATCTTGTTTTTCACCAATGGTCTTAAATTTAAATTGCTTGGCATATTGACTAGCAACTAAATCAGATAGCGGTAGTGCTTTTATCTTGTACAGTGCAGCCGCTTCTCGGGAACTTTGGAGTGATTTTGCAAAAAAACCTGGTTGATTAGGATTCGGTGAACTACCTACACGCTCCTGATACAATCCGGTCACGTCTTTACTTATACGTTCTGCTACACGGTAACTAACTGTCAATAGGTTACGCCGAAGAACCCGAGACTCACTACTGTCATCCTTACCCATAAGTTCGTTGATCATAGGTATATGATCCATTACCGGATTCCTGTACATAAAATCAACAAAAGGTGCTATCTTTTCAGCACGCCTCACATCAATCTCCAAAGCACGAAGATCAACGTCTTTTAGTCGGCCTCTCATCTCTTCTACAGTTTCCGAGTCGAACAATGTGCCATCATTCATATTGGCAATCATGTCCTGAGCTTTCTGTCTTATCTCTTCCTTGTAGACTTTTTGGCCAGACGTAAAACCGGCTTGCAGTGAACCCAGTCGGGAGCGCAATCTGTTTTGTAGATCAAGGTTTTTGCGCTCAGGTAATGGGCCGCCCTTCTCGCGATAATTATCATCTTGCAGATAACTAATCATGTTTTTAATTGCAGCAATATCTTCAGGCACAGGTTGAGATATTCTAATAAGCTCATCGGCATTCCACACCTCAAGCCCTTGCTTGTTTCGAGCCAACCGCTCCTTTATCTCAAATTCAGTCCCATCGAAAGTTGACGCTAAAAAGTCTGCTGTTTGTATATCACCATTTGATATGGCTTGTTTAATCCTGGCGTCTGTCTCGTTCCTCAAGTAGAGATATTGATCATTCGCAGCCTTAAGTCCGGTAGAAGTATTAAGCTGTGCGTTACGCTGGGAGCGCGATTCAATAAAAGCCTGTCGATCAATCGGGTTGGGGATTGTTCCCGCGATCGCCTCCATGTCTCCTTGCAATTTATTTCTTAATAATTGTGGATACACTTCATAGGCAGGTATTTGTTTTCTGGGTACATTAATTTCATTCCCGTCTGCATCTGCTTCCTTATCATTAAGCCGAACACTGTTATCGACTCGCCCCTGTAATTCATCGGCAGTATAAAATTCTTTTGCACCTTCCTTTTCAATAAACTGACTTTCACTGATATTTGATCTAGCTAAACCCGCATCGAACTTTGCCTTTTCATCACGACGAATAAATTCACCACTGACTTTAGCCATGTGATTTAGTAATGCAGATTTTGCGCTACCAGCTCCGCTCTTCGCTGCCGCAACTCGACCGACCGCACCAGAGCTTGCGCGCCCTAATGATTGAACTTGTGTGGACTGAAATTGTGGAAGCTTCATAATTAACCCATGTAAGAACTGCTGTAATGATATTGAGAACCACCACCAAACAATCCTGCCGAGCCTAATATAGACAAACCACTAACCAGCCCAGAAATAAGACCGTATTTTTTTGACTTAGCCTGTATGCGAAGAGCCTTTGCCTCATTCAATGCTGCCTGCTTATTTAGGCGAATACGAGATTCACCAGCATCTTGCATCCAGTTAATTTCGCGCGCCTGTTCGGTTTGCAAATAATCTAGGTAACCTTGAGTTGATCCTTCTATTCTTGCACCAGACGCGGCTGCCTTTGCTTGTGCTGTTCCTCGCAGCTGCGCATTTGCATTTTTTTGCCGACGCAACCCTTCTTCGAGTTCGCGTCGCTCTAACTGCTCGTTCTCTTGAGCCATTAGCTCCTGCTCTACTGCCAGTTTTTTCATGTCCTTGCCTGACTGGTATTCCCCAATACCACCAAAGACACTCAATGCCGCAGGGATAAACCACAGCGGGTTCATTAGCCGTAATTCCTATACGCTTGACGTTGCTGCTCTATAGCAACATCGCGCTGCAATTGATACTCATCATAGACTCTGTTTGCATCACTGATGCGTTGTGTCATTGTTGACTCAAAACCAGCTTTGTCTTCATCACTGCCAAAACGTGACAACTCGTATTCTTCAATTGTTGGCATAATGGAAGACCTGTAAGTTTCATATGCCGCTTTATCTGAGCGGGAAAAACCTTCAGGAGTCCAACCCTCAGGAGTCTGTTTTATCCCGTTGTAATCACGCAAATCACTTTGCTGATCTATGGTAAAAAAACTCTCGCCTGATTTACCTTCTTTAACAAGACTGTATGTTCTTTCATCTATGTCGCTCCCATATTCTATTCTCGACTGCATGCCTGACATAAAATCATAATCTTGCTTTAGAAACTTGTAAGCCTCACTTGTTCTAAACTCATCCTCTCGTAACTGTACTTCGCCTAGAGATCTATCGCGTTTTGCAGCCTCCTCTCCCAGCAAAGCCAACCAGCTCTCACCTTCGAGACGTGCGCCCGCCGCACCGTACTTTGCCTTTGCTGAAGCAATGCCATACTGGTAACCAGCCTCTGCTGTCTTTCGACCTTTAGCTAGATCTTCAAATTCTCGTTCACCTATTCCGTAAGCTTGTTTTGTGTGGGCTTTAAGTAGGCGAGCTTCTTCACGTCTGCGTCTTTTTTTTGCGCTACGACCAAATAATCCACCCAGTACTGCGCCGGTAAAAATACCGACAGGCCCAAACATAGCGCCGGCTCCTGCGCCACTTAACATTCCTGACTTGCCTTCATCTAATGCCATTATAAATTATCCACTCCCATCTCACCGTAAATCGCGAGAATGTTCATCGCAACCGGCAAGCTCTCTTCAATTGTTATTTGTCCGAAATCATCCCAGCCCAGATTAATAGTGCTGTAATGTGTTGTAGCATTCGGCTCAACTGTATCCATAGGTGTTGACGGTGTTCTGTCGGGAGGACGAACACCATTAATAACAGGCATTTTTGAATCAAGAACAAAAGCGTAAACCTGATTCCATCTTTTTTTAAAAGATCGAATTTGCGACTGAGCCACGTCAGGCGGCAGTGTTTTTATTTTCGATGTGTAACCAAGTCCAGCATAAAGTTGCTGTCCTGTTCGCTGAGTCGTTATCACTCCGCCAATAACTATCTTTTCTGGCTCAACCGCCCCATCAACTATCGGTCTAACCGATCTGCCTTCAAGATGATCTAAACCTGTAATAACATTTGTTCCTTCCGCGCTAAAAACAGAGGCGTAAGAATCCAAGTATTCCTTGTTACCACTATTGGTTTCAACGTCAATTTTTCCATCATCGCGTTGCCCAGCCAGAATTATTTCATTAACACCACTGTCTCTCCCCGTCGCAATATCCAGCACTTTCATGCCAGTTATTGTTATGCGAGTCCATGCAACCGTCTGCGCGCTACGGTCATAAGTCATGACTGCTAACGTGCCATCCTCCATAACAACAATAAATATATTTCTCGGGTGCTGTGCCCAGCATCTGAACTTTCCGATAGGTAAAGTAACATGATCCGACAGCATAGTGAGATCCTCAGACAGCCAGTTATTTTCATCCCAGTTATATGCCATTGCTCTTAACTTGCGTCCATCAGGAGTAAGATAGAAAACCTTTTCGCCCACCTGAACGGCCTGCATATTATTCGAACCATAATCAGATTGTTTTTCAACCTGAAAATCCAGCGACGATAAAACGCCACTATCAGAGGTAATAATATATTCACTGTTCTCTGTTCCGACCAACATGTTCTTTGTTCCTACCATCCACTCAATCCGACCTAACGCCTGTAGCGTTATATCAAACGAAGTTGCGGCAGTCGGAGCGGGAGGGTCAAGACTCGCATCAAGCTGCGTAAAGTCATCAGGGCTTCCAGAAACAGACCCCCATAAACGCTGACGCTCATTAGGTGTCCCACCAAACCATAAGCGCCCTTGAAAACTAGCCCCTGTTGATGGCCAGCTTGTACCGTTCCAGTCTGCGGGTTTATTAGTAAAAAAATTATCGCCGCCATTGATGATCGTATCTCCATTAAGTAACGGACCGAAAACATCATTAGCAAACGAATAAATTATTTTATGAATAGGGATATTTGGATGGCAAAAATAAACAGCATCACCCTGAGCGGCTTCAACAAAGTGAACAGCATCAAGCTGTGCTTCATTCCACGGAGCGACATACTCAATACCAATACCAGTCGCGTCTTCCTCAGCGGCGGTAGCTACATTAGTAACATGAACTTCTGCTGTATGCTGTCCATCAGCGACAACGTCAATCCACACGTTACTCACATTAGGAACGTATGCGACAGTAAAAAATTGAGCGGTTGTTTCATAAGATCCAACATCGGATAATCCGGCATTAGATCCTAGTTGTATCCGCAATCTCTCATTACCTAATTGAGTCACCTGCAATAGATGCGTTTTACTTGGATCAACAATAGTCTGACTTTGTTGTCTAACACCTGCGTAACGATCAATCGGTTCTATAATGGCTACGCTATCTAAAGTAATAAAACTGTTCGGGGATTCGCAATCCAGAGTAAGCCAAAAAGGAACAAACGTCGCGGTGAATGTGATAGTTGAGTTGCTTGTCACCAAAACATCCAGCAACGAACCATCGCCTTCAGTACCCCCTACTCGAATTCGCAAAGCGTTACCGCCAAAATCACCTTTAACTATTATCTTATAAACTGCATCAACCAAGGTAGCTGGTATCGCTTGCGCAATACCGGCGTAATCACCTAAGACACCTCGGGGAATCATAGTCACTTGGTTATTATCAAACGTAACAACAGATGAACCAGGAGGGTTAGCCCTAACCAGCCAATCTAAACCGCCCAATATAAAGTCACCGTTTTTTACGATGTCAATATCGTTTTGTTCGGGCAATAAAACAACTTCGCCATCACCGAAATTAACTAAAGATGTCGCAGGCGCTTTTAATGCAGTCCAGTGATCCGCACCCGCATTAAAGTTACCATTTAGAAATAAATTACTTCCCACAAATTGAGCACCTGGTGCAATTATCGTTAATTTTAAATCAGTAAGTAGAAACGTGTAATATTGTATACGGGTAACTTGAAGGGTATAAATCCTAGCGGCGTTACCATTCACGCGAGCGAAATGCTCCAAACCCTCACGTCGAAACGCGCCACCCAGCCGGTCAATAATAACGTTCTCGGCAATGGCTAACCCTTTACTGTAAACTTCAGTATCCGATCGACCTAAATACCTCGGCGTTATTTCTCCCATCTGAAAGGAGAGTTCTTTTCGCTGAAGAACAGCCATTTAACGCACAACCGTAAAAGCGTCGGAACGCGTATTATACGAGCGACCCTGCATACCATCACTCGCTGCTGCAAGCGCCATTTTATCCCCATACATTTTTGCCATGTCGGACTGTAGTGATTGACTGTTGGTTATGGGAATAGCTAAATCCATAGCCATTCGCGCCGCAAGCGCCTGATCAAACGCGGGACTAAACTTAGTTGTATCTTCAATCTGAATGAGGGCACGAACAAAAATACGATCTGAACTATTAGCCAGTATTTGATCACATTCACGTAGCCACTCAATCCGAGTTTCACGACCCATTCCGGTCCCGCCGCGTGTCGCCGATAAAAAAGACCCTTCAACCAAGACACCGCTGTCCACCTCGCCTGCGCGAGAAACTTGCAAGACGCGAATAACTTCCGGCGGGATCTGAAATGCTTTATCAAATCCATACAAAGGAGCATCCGATAATGCTGCCGGTTCTAAACGTTTAACTGCAAACGTCCACTCTCTCTCTTCAATAACAGCGTCACGCAAAGAGGCATAATTTGCCTTACATAACTTAGCTTCAACACTGGGATCATCCAGCGAAATAATTAAGTCACCACCAAGCCAGCCTAACGCTAGGTTGCAAATTTCCACTGGCGAGATAGCCATTACTCAAAAGAGCCATTAAAACAATTAGAAGGAAAATCAGTAACAGTAACAACGTGCAAATCAAACTCGTCTCTGCTTTCGCTCTTTACACCTGAAGCAATAACTTCAGTTAACTCATAGGATTGCCCTTTTGTTCCTGTGCCGGTATGCGCGCCACCCGCATGAGTCTGCTTAGATGAAGATGAAATACTTTCATTCTTAGTGCTTCTAATCATAAAAGATACCTATAACGTTAATGTGCGCTTTGATGCAGCTTTCTTTTTTGGTAATCGGACGCTAATTACATGTTCAATTTCGCTTTGATCAATAAAAACTTCCTGACTAATGTCTTTAGGAACCATTCCTTCACCGTGCAATCTCATGATGCGCCGAAGGTCTGTGTAAGTGGTATGTGTTCGCATGTCATCTCCTAAAAAAAATAAAACAAAAACATTCTGTTTTATTTTCTCTGTTTTATTTTTTTATGTTATGTGTTTTGCACCTGTAACCAGACGACGTGTTCATCCTCTGTTCGCACGACCCCGAATGTTGTTGCGCAGTAAATGCGCCACGCGAATGATTGTGTCGGGTCCTCCGCTACTCGGACCAACATATCTCTATTCATTTGCATACCCAGACCGCGCTTCGTAAACGAAACACAGTCGATAGTGTCGGGAGTGCCGGCGTTTATATTAAGGAGCGTAGACATGATCCACGTAAAACCCATCCAGTTAAGCACAATGCCCGTATTGCTTAATTGCATCAGTGCTTCGCGATGAACATAATCGGATGATGTCTGTTCAGTTAGTTGCATCAGCTTTCTAACTTGCTTTGGACCGACAACAAAAACCTTCGGCACATCAGGTTCGATATTGTTATCTAAGAACCGTTCCTGAACTTGAGTCACGAGATCAAACGTTATCTGACTCGCAGCAACAATTTGCTGGTTAGCTGTGTCGAAAGCGACAATCGCCCCATCCCCATCTAAAGCATTGCCTGTCGCTGCTGTCAGTATCGCGACATCCCATGCCCGACGAATTGCCATAGAAAGAGAAGCAGCTTGATTTGAATTAGGATCGTTCAACATCTGAACGATGTCTTCTTGCTGGGTTGTATCGCCGGCATGTTCGGTAGCTGCAAGGCTTAGACGGCGAGAATAGGTTCCGCCCGTTGATGGTGTTGCGACTAATCCCGCTGCTTTTGCTGTTGATGTTGCCGCAGATAAACGCTCCCAACCATGATCTTTACCATTGGTTGAACGCTCAGTAACGTAAGGGCGCAAACGCGTAATTGATTGCTGCGCAAGATGACGCAGTACGCGCTCAAAAGTCGATATATATACCTTGGAAATATCGGTAGCCATGTTGACTATCCTCCAATTGAATTTATAAAAAATTCGTCGAAAGATAGTGGCTACAAGGCCAGTCTTTAAATGACTTACTGAGTTCTGTCAGTCGCAGGATCTACTGAAGTCGAGATGATAGTTCAGTAATAATAACAATAATAAACGCTGGTGTTATATTTTGTCAACCACCCATTAATGACTCTCTGAATAAATCAGCTTCTGTTTTTTCTCCTGTTTCAGCCAGCTTACCAAGTTCAAGGGCTTTTTCTTTTGCTGCTTCATGCGAAGGGTCCTCTGGATGCCAAAAGGCATGATCCTTATTTCCCATTAACTCATTAAGGCGATTATCCGCTTCTTTTGGAGTCATGATGACATCAGGGTTCACTGCTTGACGACCGATCTGATTAGCATCCCCTTCATACCCTTTTATTACATTATCGAATGCTTTCATATTGGTGGCGTCAATCTGTCCATTTTTTATTGCAGAAATAAAGTCGCCAGAAAATCCGGTCTGCTCCGCGAAGTGAGCAACGGTATTAACTTTTTGATCATAAGCCATACCCCAATCTGTTCTTAGCTCGCTTCTCTGCTCTTCAATTGAACCAACAGCAATATCTGTATTCTTTTTAAAATCATCAAGTATTCCGTGAGTGATGGCAGAAAACTGGTTTTTTGTTAGTCCGGCTTTGTGCGCCGTCTCAGACAAATTCAGCATGTTATCTTTTATGCTGTCCGGTAACTCAGGAAGATCGTAACCCGTCACTTCATCAGGCATACCCAATGCCTTCATCGTTTCATTAAACGAGTCCTGGCTATTTACGTCCGGCTTAAAGATCAGATCCGGTACTTTTTTCATCAGGTCCTTGCGAAAAGTAGCCTGATCATCGACGCTCGCATCTGACGAAGGAACATGCAGCGCAGTTGTTGCAAGTGTTCGCCCATCAATCGCCATCTTGGTTAGATTTTCAATACTTGTTACAGTATCCAGTATGCCGTTATTTTTCATATCATCAGGCAGCGCATCTCTCCAGCCTTCAGGTAAGTTATAATTTTCTTCACTCATCTTCTGTTCTCCACTTCTGTAATTGCTTGAGGTAAACAACCACATCTCTGCGGCCCAAATTATAAGCCGTTCTAACTGGATCATCGGAATACAATTCACCATGATAGAACTCGTCTTCCAGCGCCTGAATCACATCATGACCCAATTCTAAACTCATAAAATGTTGAATTTTTTTTGCTTTATTTTCCAGACGATTTTTTAATTTAATCAATGACTGACTCATACCGGCGACTCCATTCCTGCATCCGCCATCGACTTGGCTCCATCTCCCATAGATTGCATTGCCTGCCCTTGCATCCCAACTTGCTGTAGTTGCTGCTGCATTAAAGCGTCTTGCTTTTCTGAGTTGATCGTCTCGTCAACCTCATCTCTTGACCGAACAATCGTAGCTGGAATATTTGCGGCCTTGGCCATTTCCCTGCCGTAGTTCTGTGCATCTGGCAGCATTCTCAGCTCTGGGTAAAGCTCACCAAGTTCAGCCATGTCTCTCATCCACTGTGACATGGCTTGAAGCATGTCAGATTTCTGAGCACGTCCCATAGGTCCAATATATTCCACATCTAACTCAGCGCCCCCTTCCTTCAGTTCGTCTGGCATTTCAGGGAATCGACCAGCACGAAATAAAATCTTAAAAGTGCGTTCTAGCATCGGTCCTAAAAAATCAGTCTGCAATCGACCAAACACAGGTCCAAGCAATCGCTGCATCAAATCGTAACGCGCATTCACTTCTGTTGCCGTCATCGCTGGCGATTCTTTTAGCTCCAGACGATCAACTAAAAACATTCTGTTTATATTTAAACGCAAATCCATAATAAGACTCTCAGCCACATTAAAACGTGCGCCAGACTCATAAGGTCTTGCGCCATTAATATCCCGCACAACGGTCAGACCACCTGCTTCTAAATCCAGATCAGACAACAGCCCACGCTCTGTCACTAAAGATGGCGGATCAATAGCTTTCGCTGCGGCGCTTAATCGCTGCTCAACCATCGTGTTTAGTGTCATGACATCTGAGATAGCAATTGTTCCTGCGCCAAACCCCCACATAGAGCCTGACGTCTTCTGATAACGAGGAAGATAAGCCGGCATTTCATAGAAGCCACCAACATCCCCCATCTGCTCTGCCGTATCATGAAGAACATACTTGCTTTCAAACGGTCGCTGTTTAGGCGTCAAGAGTTTTGTTGTATCCACGTTCCTCTTTTCCTTTCGTGGATAAATGGCATAAATAATTGTGTGCTTGTGATCAGCTTGCGTGGGCTGCTTTGCCTGCTCTTTTACATGCTCGGGACTT